AGCTCTCTCAATAGGAAGCATGGCAGCTCTATCTCCTTCGTTAAGAACTTACTGAGTATGTAGTTGCTCCACTTATGAATAGTGCCGAACTCAGAGGAGTGCGGCAACATCAGCAACTGCAGAGCGGGGATCTGGATCTGTTGTGCCCAAGTCGTCATGTCTTCTGAATAGTGCAGGATTGTGGGCGTTTGGCCTTCTGGGCACATCCGGACCATCTCACGCAGGCACTTCCGAATATGCTCGAACTTTAGCTCACCAGTAGTCAACATCTCGCGGTTGTCATTCTTTGATATGGCTCTAGAGATGTTTTCCTGCAATCTCACGAATAACCTGGAGATCACATCCAGTATATGTATCTCTCGGACCCCTGTTATCTGATTCTTCTTGAAGAGCTGGCAATAAACCTTACGGAATCTCGAATTCAACTTGGGCATGTAATCCAGGAAACTAGAGTCCATTTTGTCTGAACAGCCAACCAATTTCATCAAGTCCATGAGGGTGGTGAGCATATGACCCCTCCTGTTCGCTAGTTTTTCGCCTTCCTTCAGAGCACCAGATTCCACTAATTCCACGGGTGTCTTTTCCCACTTATTAAACTCCGGTATCACTTGTACTTGGGGCGGCTGGTTCGTGCATCTTGTCTGAGCGGTGTGTGGGACACTAGCTTTGAATAGTTGCAAGTCAGTCAAGCGATAATCCAATGACCTATGATCGTGTAGCCTCCTATATGGATCGAGTCCCCGATAGTGGTGTTCGTGTTGCAGTCTCTGCACCTTTGAACCCAGGATCACGGCCCGCGCTGAATAAGTGTAGTTCTTCGACTCTCCGTTCATGACCTTCTTGGCCCACGATAGATCATCACCCGCCCCCATGCCCCTGTCTTCTTCTTGGCTTAGGTCAAGGTCCTCATAATTGTACTGACATTTAAGGATCTTGTTGAGGATCCTCCTCTCATCGTGGGTCGGATTGGCTCTGTCCTTATGGTACATCATATGCACGTAGATCTCACAGATGGCTGTCCGCAGCGGGATGCGACCCTGGCGATACCTCGAGAATATAGGGGGAACCGAGACATCCAGATCCAAACCAATGTTGTGGAGACTGGTCTTCAGGTGTGCTGTCTCTAGCTTCCTCAGACTGGCAAAAGCGGATTGTGGTATGGAGGATATTGCCTTAGTGAAGATCATCATCCTGTAAATACCATACATGTGCACTCGACTCCTTATGGGCTGATTCAACTTCTCGAGGCAGGCTGATGGATCGCGGTCCGATCCTAAGCAATTCATGACTATATAGCGGGCCGCCGAGAGGGAAGTGGCCGTGGTGAGCTTGCC